ATTTTGTAATAATCCAAACTCATCATCATCTGATTCATTATTTTCTTCAATATCTTCACCAATTAATTTTTTAATACCTTCAGTCATCATCATTATGTCCTCATTTTTACGTCTACCATCAGTTAAAAGTTTATCAATTATACTTTTATTTTGACTACGGAAACCTTCACCAAACCCTGTTTCAGTACCACCTTCAGGTGCTCCACCTAATTCTCCACCTTCTTCTCCACCTAAGTCTTCTCCACCTAAGTCTTCTCCACCTAAATCACCACCGAAGCCTCCTCCGCCTCCAAAACTTCCTCCGCCTCCACCCATGTCAGGTGCTCCACCTTCTTCTACATTAGCCTCACCACCTTCTGTTTCTACACCACCGACTTCTCCATAAATTTTATCTACTCTATCAAAGAATCCTGTTTTCTTAATAACATTTGCAGTATTTTCTAATTCTTTAGATGCTGCTCTTTCCATCATTTGTTGCTCAAGATCCGTTTTAATCTCATCATCAGTCCAATTAAAGATGTTTTTCTTAGCCCAAGTATGTGACGATGGAGCTATACCACCATCAATTTGACCAACCAAATCTTTATAAAGAAGAACTTTTTCTTTCCATTGTTCAACTTTTAACATCTCACCTTGTGTAGATGGATTTGTAAGGTTTAATGTGAAATTATTTAAATCATCTGTAAACCCTAAAATATAAAGATGGATTATAGCTAATTTATTTAACTCTTGAATCATCGATTGTTGAATACGATTGATTGTTCTAGCAAAACGAATATCTAATAAAGCTAAATTTTTACCGTCACCAGCTGCCTCATCAAACCCTAAGAAAGGTTTAGGTATTCTAAGTGCGGTTAATAATTTCTTTTGAATGTATTCAATATCAGCAATTTGGTCCAAATTACTAGCCCCAGCCAAAGTATCGATAGGGTTAGGTGCGTTAGGATCTCTAACAGGTACAAAGTAATCTTGGTCAACAGCCAATGTATTATACCTTAAATCTACTTGTCCTGTTTTTTGGTCAACAACTTGTGACCTTTTAAACTTATTAGCTACTTTTTGTACATAAGCATCAACATCTTTATCATCAATGTTACCCACGTAAACTTTAAATACACGTCTTTCAGGTGCTCTAACAACACGGTAAACTAACATAGCATCTTCCGCTAAAAGTAATTGTTTCCATACTCTTCTAGCCTTTTCTAATATTGAAGTACCGTAAGGTAATCTTCTATCGTCACCCAATAAACGAAAATGGGCAATTTCCCAAGGATTAAAATCCATATTTTTTTCACGCCAATGGAAAAGAACTTGTTTTTTATTAGTAGGAGCATTTGGTTCTGTGCCACCTTTTTGTTGTTGGGTAAACATACCTTCTTCTTTTCTTTCAATCTCAATATTTGTTAATTGTGAAGAACCGATTATACCCTTTTTACCGTCAATCTTTAGGAAAACAAAATTATCACCATATTTACACGTATTACGTGTCCACATAGGTAAACTTGTTTGAATATCTAAAACATTATAAAATAAATCATCTAAAACATTTTTAACCCTTCTTGAATTTGATTGTATTGTTAAAACTTTACCCTGTTCACTAGAAGTACAAGATTCCTCCCCCATAATATCTAAAGCGGCTGATATTTCTGGTGTAAACTCCATTGCCTCGTAATCCATATAAGAACCAATTCTAGATGTTTCATAGTATACCGCTTTTTGATATAATTCACTATCTACTCTAGCCCATTGAGCCTCTAAAAAGTTACCCTGTTGTAATTCTAATTTTTCTTTGTTGTAATCCTGTTGGGATTGTACTGTAATTAAATCTTTTTCCCCAAAACTATATTTGGGTGTTGTCATATTACTTTCTGGTTTTTTATTTTGTCCAAAAAGGTAATATAATTTTTGATATATTGTTAAATTCTTATCTTCAGCCATTAATTGATTCTCTCAAAAACTTGTTATTTTATATAAATATTCAAATTAAAAATAAACTATTCATTTTAAATGTGAATGTTAAACAACTTACTACTTTATTTGTTACCGTTTAGTATTTTTTTATATTTTTCCTTATCTCTAAACCCAGTCATACCACCAAAAACCCAATTATGTTCTGAAATAGCTGATTGTACGTGTCTAGACATATCTTTTGGTAATGCATTACTGTTTAATTCTGTCATGGAATCAACATTATTTGTTGATACAACCCACGAATCTATCATGGCCTTAGCCTGACCTTTATTTTTTTCTAAATCTTTAAATGAAGTTTGACTAACAAAACAACACATTGCTATCGCCATTAAACAGTCATCATGATAGCCTTTCATATGGTCAGGTCTACCGTTTTTAAATACAAAAGTATTCATTTCAGTTACAGACCTAATAGACCTAACTTTAAACGAATTTAACCTAACCGCCTCTTCTAATTTAGTTATAATTGTATTTCTATTTTTTTGAAAGTTTAGACCTGGTAGCTTACCATCTCTCATATGTTTTTCTAAACTTTTATTATTTGTTACAGAATCGATGCCTAAAATAACATCATAATACATTTTTTTAGAAGAATACCCAAGTTCAATTAATTTAAGAACTGTAGAAATACCGTATCCACCTGTTATATCGACAACAATAAAGGCCTCATATCTGTTACCATATTCAAAAGAAATCTCACCTAAAATATCTGGGGCGGTTTTACCGTGGTATTCAGCAACCTGATTACCTGTGGTAAAATCATAAATACATATCGTAGCAAAGTCATCTGCAGAACCTGATGCGGCATCGGCCGCTAAAATATACTCATGACCTAAAATCGGGTCTTCCCAAATCCACATATTACCATCTAACCATTCAGTTTTGATGGGGTCTTTAACGTTATGTTTTGTTTGATATTCAATATACTTGTTATCAATAACGTTATCACCAGAACCGTTGAATGCACATAATAACTCTTGTGCAATAGTTCTAGCGTTGTTGTTTAACTGAGCACACATTTTTTCAAACCAAGGAGCCGTTGGGTACCAGCCATCTTCTTCTAATTTTTGAAACTTATCATAGTCCATTTCCACTAACTCATCAGTAACTTCACCAGCCTCATTTTTCTTTTGCCATCTCATACCAACATTATAACGAGGATCTTGAAACCATCTCATCTCAACAATGTTAAAAGGGTTATTAGTTTTTTCTTTTGTTTTGGCAGACATGTATGTTTTATAATACAATTGGTCCATACCATTTGGTGTACTAATTAAAATTGCTCTACCACCTGTAGAAAGTGCTGGTTGTGCTGCGGCGTACACTTCATCACCACCTTCAATATATGCTGCCTCGTCCATTACAAGTAACGATGGGGTGTAACCACGTAAGGCGTCCATTGAAGTAGCTACAGCTTTTACTTCAGAACCATTTGTTAATCTATAATGTTTAGCTGAATTTTTTTCAGAATCAAACCAAGAATCGTTGTTAGACCAAACGTTCATCCACGTTGGTATTTGTGATGTGAAATCTTTAACCTTTTTAAGGAACTCAATAGCTGTTTCTTGTTTATTAGCTAAAATAAGAATTCTTTGTGGGTTATTTGGGTCGGATAAAGCTGACATTACAGCTATGTAAGCTGCGGTTGTTGTAGAAACACCTGCCTGACGAGGTTTCATTACAATGTTGAAACGTTCATCTTTATACGCTTTTATTAATTCTTTTTGTTTTGGGAATAATTTAAATCTTACGTAACCTTTTTGTGTTTGGTCAAACGTCTCAAGGTAGTTCTCAATAGCATAAACAGGATCTTTGATACATTTAGCTATCTCTATTAATTTCTGTGCTTTAGTTTGAGGTGTATTTGACATATAAATAACGTTCTTTTATTATATAAATATCGAGAACGTTATTTAAAGGTTTTTATATTACTAATATTCAATATCGTTTAACCTTCTATATAAATTATCGGCAAAAAGCTCCATCATTTTATTTCTGTCAGGCACCCAAGTATCAACAAAATATTCAACATCTGTTTCTAAATAACCATCAAACCTACCTTCACTATTATTCATTAATTGAGCTATCATTTCATTAACAGAATCTGGTAGAGTATCGTCCGACCAAATATTCACGTTTGCATACGCAATAATATCATCCATTAAATAAACGTAACCAAATTCGTGAGCTGTTACAACTTTTTCTTT